GGTAAAACTACTATCATTAACGCACTTAGCTATGCATTGTACGGGCAAGCACTTACAAACATCAAAAGAAACAACCTAATTAACAAAACTAACAGCAAAGGCATGTTAGTTACGCTACAATTTGAAAAAGATAATAATAACTATCGTATTGAACGCGGTCGCAGTCCTAATATCTTTAAATTCTACATTAATGACCAAGAAACACTAGTAGATGAGTCGCAAGGCGACAGTAGACAGACACAGGACGATGTAAATACACTGTTGGGTATGAGTCATGACATGTTTAAACACATTGTTGCACTGAATACCTACACAGAACCGTTCTTGAGCATGAGAGTTAACGACCAACGTGCTATTATTGAGCAGTTGTTGGGTATTACTATCCTTTCAGAGAAGGCAGACGCACTTAAAGAACAGACACGCCAGACTAAAGATGCAATCACTGAAGAAACTCTAAAGATTAATGCTATTCAAACTGCTAATGAGAAGATTGAAGCAAGTATTGAAGGACTAAAGCGCACTCAACGTGCTTGGCAGGCTAAACACAAACAAGATCAAGACAAACTTGCAGCAGCTATTGAAGAATTAGAGAAGCTAGACATTGAAGCTGAACTAAAGTCGCACGAAAAGTTAGCAAACTGGACCGAACACAACAATGCTATCTTAGCTCTTAGGAAAGAACTAGGTACACTTGAGCCGGCTCTACAACGTGCTGATAGGACTGTTGAAAAAGTCACTAAAGATATTACAGAACTAGAAGATGCAACATGTTATACATGTGGGCAAGCACTTCATGCAGATAAAAAAGAAGAAATTGCAGAGCGTAAAGACAAAGAACTTGCTGATGCAATAGCTTATCAAACAGAAATTGCAGGCAAAGTAGTCAATGTAATGGCTGCACTGAAGGAAATCGGTGACATCAACGGCAAACCAACTACGTTCTATGAAAATGCTAAAGAAGCATACGAACATAGAAGCAATGTAGACAATTTGAAGCAGACTCTTGTTAACAAACAACAAGACGACGATCCATATGCTGTACAAATTAACGAATTGAACGAAACTGCTATCCAAAAAGTTGATTGGGGAGTTGTAAACGAACTTACAAGTTATAAAGAGCATCAAGAGTTCTTACTAAAGCTGCTTACAAACAAAGATAGTTTCATTCGTAAAAAGATTATTGATCAAAACCTAGCATACCTTAACAACAGACTTACATATTATCTTGATAAGATTGGTTTGCCACATCAAGTTGTGTTCCAAAACGATTTGAACGTTGAAATTACTCAGCTTGGTCAAGACTTAGACTTTGATAACTTGAGTCGAGGCGAGCGTAATAGACTTATCTTAGGATTGAGCTTTGCATTCCGTGACGTGTGGGAAAGTTTATATCAAAATATTAACTTGTTGTTTATTGACGAGCTGATCGACAGCGGCATGGACACAGCTGGTGTTGAGAATAGCTTAGGTATCCTTAAAAAGATGGCTCGTGAACGTAATAAAAATATCTATCTTATCTCACACAAAGATGAGTTGATTGGAAGAGTCAATCATGTACTACGTGTTGTAAAAGAAAACGGTTTTACAAGTTACGCAAATGACTTAGAGGTAGTAGAATAATGGAAGACGATGCACACGATTTGCTTGTTAAAGCATATCTTGATTATTTTAAAGCAAATGAAAAGTTTGAAAGACAAAACAGTGTACGTACACATCGTATAGTACGCAAATGTCTACGAGATATTCGTGCATTAGCTAAAGAACGTTCAGACGAAATACACAAAAAACATGTAACAACTAGAATAACCAGAAAAGACAAATAACAATTTAGGCACCGGTAAGTATACTCATGCAGTGGACTTACCAAGGACAAACAATCGACATAATACCAGACGAGTATGAAGGCTTTGTTTATCTTATTACTAATACCACTACAGGCCAAAAATACATAGGCAAGAAACTAGCAAAATTTAAAACTACTAAGCCACCACTCAAAGGCAAGAAAAATAAAAGACGTGGGTTTAAGGAAAGTGACTGGAGAGAATATTACGGCTCCAGTGATAGATTAAACGCAGACGTTGCTGCACTAGGCTCAGATAAGTTTACAAGAGAAATATTATACCTATGTAAAGGTAGGGGCGAAATGTCCTACATAGAGGCACGAGAACAGTTTGATCGCAGAGTACTTGAAACAGATGATTACTACAATGGAATCATTAATGTTAGAGTAGGCGGCTCAGACAAACTCAAACAGGCATTGCTAGAACACTCCATCAAGGCAAAACAATCCAACACCTAAGGTTAGCGGGCCAGTTTGCAAATACCGCTGAGGAAAAGGTCCCCTGAGAAGGACACTCGTACATATTGATCGACGCACCAGAGTGCGGAAGCCATCAGACAAATTGGGCTTACTGGTTGATATAGGTTGATTGTTGGCAATCGAAAAGCACATATGTTCATAAAAACTTCTTAGCAACAGGAACGAAGCGGAAGGTAAGAATATAGTGTACAAGCTATAAATTTGTTTTATAGTTTATGTACTATATTTTGATGTCGACGTAGGTTGGGAAAGGTCAGAGCCCATTGAACTGTGTAATACAAATACCTATTTCCAATGTCTATGGCTGGATAAGACTCACATGAAGTTATATCTTTTTAGACGACGGTGCCGTAACAGGTTCCGTCTGACTGAAACGATCTACATGAAATTAATACAATATTACATTCGTAATATTGCTTGTTCATATATAAATCATTTAATTGAAACGAAGTGTAAGTAGTTTGAGCGTTAGCGAAAACTTGTATGAGCTTGCTCATACATTAGTCGTTTAAGTAAGTTTGAAATAAATATATAATAATTGATATTAAGGAACAATCACAATGAAAATATCCGAGTTTGCTAATGATAGACAGGTAGATGAATTAACTGCTGGTGATGTAGGTGCTGCTGCTGGTAAAGCAACTAGAGCTGTTGGATCTGGTATAAAAAACTTTGCTAAAGGGTTTGCCGGCGGTGTTACTGGAAAAACAACGGCACCTGCAACTAAAGCTAAACCTGGCGCAACTGCTAACACAGGACTTGATACCATTAAAGCGTCAATTGCAAAACTTAATCCTAAACAACTAGCTGCACTTAGAACGCAGATTGCTAAGAAAGCAGGAGTACAATAATGAGACATTCGCAACTTATACAGCGTAAACTAATTACTGAGGGATGGCACGATCCTCGACTTAGTTTACTAGAAACAAAATATATTATTCCTTTTGTTGCTGACGTTGAGCGTTATATTGTAGAAGCACAACTTACTCCAGATCAAATTAGTCAACTGTTTACGAATGTTGAGCAAGGTGCTACTGCTGCCGGCGGCAATAGAACTATGGTTGGTAAAGGCAAAGACGCAGTAAGTTTTATTAATAAAAAGATTGATGAACTAGGTGCTCAGTTAAAACAAGCTGGCCCTGTTCAAAATGCAGATGCTAAGTTTAAAGAATTAAAAGCTAAAATTGGTGCTACTGACAGTAAAGTTGCTAAAGCAATACAAAGCGTTAGTGATTGGGCTATAGCCAATCCAGGTAAAGCAAGTATTGCTGTAGGTGTGTTAACTGCCGCAGCGTCAATGGCTGGCGGACCATTAGGTGGTGCTATCGGCGGTTTCCTAGCAAGAGCAACAAAGGATTTGTTACAAGGTGCTGACCTTTCGACTGCCGTAGGTAAAGCTGCTAAGACTGGTATTGTTGGTGCTCTAGTTGGATTTGGTCTTGAAAAAATAGGCGATGTTTTAGGCGATGCACTTGCCTGGGGCAATGATACATTTAATCCATCTTACATGACTGCTAAATGGGACTACATGGATACTGATCTTGGATCAGGTGACTGGATGTCTGCAAAATTAGTCGGAATGCCTGAAGACATTGAACCTATTAGAGATATGTGGGCAGAAGCAAGCTCTGCATTAGAAGTAGACAACTATGCTAAGTTTGATGCTGTGTGGTCAAAAATAGAAGCGGCAGTTGATCAATTAAACACTCCTGAATATCTTGCGTCACTTGATGGTACTGATAAAGCAAGGGCAGCATGGCAAGCAGGCATGAAAGCGTTTAACACTATGATGGATGGAGTTGCTGCTGGAGCCCAAGGTGCTGCACAAGCAAGTGATGACAAAAAAGAAAGCATACAATTTAAACCAATTCAAATTGAAACTATTATTGAATGGTGTGATGAAACACCTGCTGTTATGCTCACAGAAGGTCCACTAGATGCAATTAAAAAAGGTGCAAGTGCAGTAGGCGGAGCTCTTAAAAAAGGCGCAGCAGCCGTAGGTGCTAAAGCAGCAACAGTTGGCAAAAATATTACAACTAAAGTTACTGCTGACAAATTAAACAGTGCTTGGAAGAAAGCAGGATCGCCTACTGACAGTGATGCCATTGCAGCCGTATTAAGAAAAGCCGGCGTTAGCGACGAAGTACTAGCACCTGTTTACAAACAACTAGGTGCTACATTGCCAGCAGCAGCTGATCCGCAAGGAAAAATTGAACCTACACTTGATCCAGCAAAGCCAGGAGCAACAGGTGGACAAACAGGACAAGCACCTGCACCAAAGCCAGGTCAAACACCAGGAGCAACAGGTGGACAAACAGGTGCACCTATGGACTTTAAAGGAATTCAGCAAGCTGTAGCAAAACTAAGTCCTGCAGATGCTAAAGCACTTGTTACACACATTGATTCATTAAACAAAGGTGCAACACAAGCTGCTACAACACCGCCAGCAAGTACTCAACAACCAGCACAAGCAAATGCAACACCTAGTGCGCAACCAGCAACACAAGGCGCTACAGCAGCTCCTACAGCGCCAGCACAAGGACAAGCAGCACCTGCTGCTCCTACTAAAAATGCAGCCGCAGGAGATACATATGAAAAAGCCAAAGGTGATATACGTAAAGTACAAAGCGGTACTAAACCACTACCTCCACAAATGGCAGCTGGCATTAGTGCAGACATTGCTAAACTTGCAAAAGGTGATAAAGAAAGCGGAGTAGCTGCTGCTGATAAGATTATGAAGTTTGCACAGCGCGGCATGGATGTCAGTAAGCTTCAGCAAGCATGGGTTGCAAATTCTAAAGCGGGCGAAAGATTCTTAACACAGAGTGTTTACTTTGAAATTACTAAAATGTTAAGAGAGCATAATCTAAGTTGGAGTGACTTAGGTATTCGAGTACATTTGCTCGAAGGCACTAATAAACTGTTTGGAATTAGCTTTAAGTAATTAAAAGAATGGGAGGCCACTTTTCTTAGTGGTCTCCAAATTCTCTTTTATGATGTCGTTGATTAAAGTTTTATCTTCTTGAGATAAGTTAAATGCTTCGTCTAACGTAACACCGCCCCGCATATACCAACAAATTTTTAATAAATCGTGTTTGATTTCTTTTTGTTCGTTTTCCATGCGCTTGACTTCTCTTAGGATCTCAGGTACGCTCCACGCTAAGATCCTTATGCGAAAAAATTTGACTGATCAAATGTAATAGGAACTTCCCATTTCTCAGGTGCACCTGCTGCAATGTCTTCTTCCGAAGAATGAACAGGAATTGGAGCAATTTGAAATTTAGTCTTTTGCTCGTCTAGGTGAGTAGTTATTGATGTAAAAAACTGCTTGTCGGCATTATTAACAAATTCTTCAATGTGTGATGAATTAGTTACTGTAGTGTCGCCTATTGAAATAGATGTAATACTTCTTGATAGGGTAGTAACTGTAAGATCTGTTAGCTTTTTAAAGCTAGTATTAAATCTTGATAGCTTTTCAGTATCTGAAATTTCATCGTTGTTAACTAATGCAAATATTCGTTGCTCTTCGAATGTTTTTAAACTAGCTTCTGTAAATTCTTTATACGTTAACGGGCGTATTGTAACTGCCATATCGTTTACATTTAATGAATTTACATAATCTACTGTAACCATTTTGTTTAATAGTTGTCTTAGATCCACATCAAACTTACGATCTTCTCCAGTTCCTGGAACTTTAGTTGTAATTTCTAATGTGTCGCCATACGTTGCAATACGGATTGCAATAAGAACAGCATCGAGGTCAATGCTTGGCATATGCCACGGATTAATAATACTCGGAATACAACTTTTAATCATGTCAACCGTTGCTTGACCGTTAAGCAATGCGTCAGGAGTTTTCATTGACAGCTCGTCTTTTGCTGTCATGGCATATACTGGAAATTCTCCGGTTTCGGGAATATCTAGAGACCCTTCGGGATAATATTTTCCTTTACTAGGCAACGTAATATAAACTTTAGGTTGTCTAAAATATTTTCTTAATGGATTTTGTTCCATATTGCTTGAAAATTCTTGTGGGTTAAATTCAGCCATTCTGCTCTCCGTATAAATACAATGTACAAAGTATGTATCATTTATATTTATGTGCGCATATAATTCGGGATTTAAATCGTGGCTGAAGAAGTAGTAATTGGCAATGTAGGCGGAGATGGCGTAGCTAGTGAAGTAACGCTTGCTCGTCTTCTTGCGGCTATGGAAAAAATGGGCAGCGCAAAAGGCGGCACTGCTGGCGGCAAAGAGGCCCGTGAAGCTGCTGCTGGATTAGCTGCTGCGGCAGAATCAGCTGATGTAGTCGACGAAGCATTTGATGCTGCTGGATCTGCTGTTAAAGATGCTACTAAAAAAGTAAATAGATTTGCAAGTAGCCTTAGCGGCGCAATCGGCGGCGCACTTGGAGCTCTTGGTAATTCGCTTGGAGCATTTACAGGTGCTATTCTAGGTACTGAAACAAGTCTTACTGCATTTGCATCGACACTGCCGTTTGTTGGAGGGCTTCTTACTCCTCTTACACAATACTTAGATGATACAGTTGCTGGTTTCCAAAACATGAGTGCAACTGGTGCTAGTTTTGGAAACAGTTTAGAAGAAGCTAGAAAAGGTGCAGCTAGTCTAGGACTTAATTTTAATGAATTTCAAGACCTAATAGGTAATAATAGTCAGCAGTTAGCAATGTTAGGCGGAACTGTTACTCAAGGTGCTGCTAGATTTGCAGCTATGAATAAAAATATAAAAGCAACTGGAGATTTTGCAAGTCTTAAGAATATGGGCTTTACTGTAATGGAAATTAACGAAGGTATGGCAAGCTATATCGAGTTACAGTCAAGAATGGGAACTTTACAAGGCCGCAGTACACAATCGCTAGCTGATGGAAGTGCAGCGTATTTAGAACAAATTGATAGACTTGCAAAAGTAACAGGTAAAACTAGAGAGCAAGCAGAAGCTGCACTTGCAGCACAAGCAACTGATGCCGGAATTCGCGGAATGTTAAATGCACTAGGCGAAGGCACTCAAGAATTTAAAAATCTTCAACTAAGTTTAGGACTAATAGACGAAGTCGGCGGCGCAGCTGGCGCCGCAATGAAAGACTTAATTGACGGAATGCCCAGTAGCGCAGAAACTGGGCAGTTTATAGCAATGCTTGGCGACGCTGCTCCTGCTGTGCAAGATGCACTAGCAGAAATAGGTAGAGGTGCTGATCCGCAAGTATTACTCGATGCAATGGCAAGAAGCGGAGGCGAATTAGAAAGATTTGCTGCAATGGATGCCGCTGCTCGAAATCAATATATAGCAGTGCTAAGACAATCTAATCCTGCAATGGCAGAATTCTTAGATGCTACAACAACAATGACAAGAATGTCTCAACGAGATCTAGCCGCAGCTAGCGAAGAGCAAGATAAGCGAGATAAGATTACTAAAAATTTAACAACATTTGAAGATGCTATTAGATCAGTTAGACAAAAGATATCAGATGCATTTTTTAGCAGTGGTGTATTTGAAAACTTAGGAACTATGGTAGGCGAACTTGCTAAAACATTTAGTGACGCAGTAGACAGCGGCGCCTTAGATGGAGTGATAACATTCTTTGGAGAAATAATTGGACAAATTTCAGGAGTGTTTGGTAACTTCTTAGGAGACTTTAAAGAAGTAGGATTTGTGCAAGCACTTAAAAATGCTTGGGATGCTCTATGGATACCAGACGGCCCGCTGATGAAGGCAATGAATACAGCATTTGAATGGATCAAAACTTCAGTCGGTCCACTGATCAGTGATGCATTTAGTAGTATGATGAGTGCAGTATTTGATGCGTTATTACCAAGTTGGGATACAATGCTTATTGGAGTACTAACTACATTAGGTATTATGTTAGCAGCACCGTTTGTTGCAGCAGCGGCAACTTTATCAGCGCCGTTTATTGCAATTGCAGCAGTAATTGCTGGTATAGTTACTATGATAGGTTATGACTACATTAAAGGACTTATTGGTGATGCATGGAATGCAATATCAGGAGTATTTACAGGTATAGTAGATTTTATTACTGGGTTTGAATTGCCGAGTATATCAGGGATGTTCCAAGGAATACTTGATAAGGTTCGCTCATTCTTTAGCTTTGATTTCAAATTACCAAGTTTTAAATCATTTTTACCTACATGGTTAGGCGGCGAAGGCAGAACACTAGATGGCACTTCAGAAGAAAGCGCTCCTAGCACAAGCGCAACAGGTACTCCGTCTCAAGTAAGTGTTCCTGATCCTAGTCAAGCCATTGCAACTGGTACTGCATTAGTAGATGCTAATAGTGCAATAGCACAATTTGCAAACTTGCCTGATCTACAACGCAACTTAGATGCAATAAGAAATGGACTTGACGTATCTAATGTTAGAAGTTATACTGATGCAATGGAAGACTTAGTTGAAGTACTAGGTAAAATGAATGAAGTGTTAGCTGAAGATAACAAAGGTATGTTCGGTGGCGGCACTGGAGTTGCTGCTGCGGATGCCCTAAGTCAAATAGGTTCGTCCACGAGCGGTACAAGTCAAGGCACTCAACAGTTAAATAGTACTATGCAGCAGGTGTTAATGATATTAAGTGAAATGCGAGACTTAGACATTGACGTTGAAAGAAACACTAGAAACATAATAGGAAGCAATCTTGCACAGGGCGGCGTAAGTAATGTTCCGAGATAAGGATAATAAATGAGCTGGAAAAAGTATTTTACTCCTGTACCAACAGGTGATAATCAAAACGGTAGTTATTCACCGTTTACAAGTCGTGGTAACGGCAATATGGCTGGACCTGCACGTTCTAATTATTCAAGCTACTTGCCTGATGTATATGTAGGTTCGCCTAACAGAGTAGAACGTTACGGACAATACAACACAATGGACCAAGACAGCGAAGTTAATGCTGCACTTGATATTCTTGCTGAATTTTGCACACAGAAGAATAGTTCAAATAACACTCCTTTCCTTGTAGACTACAGAGGTAAAAAAGCAACTAATAGTGAAATTACTATTATCGGACAGTACCTACAACAGTGGAATAAGTTACAACACTTTGAAACTAAGATTTTTAGAATCATGCGCAATGTGTTTAAGTTTGGAGACCAATTCTTTTTACGCGATCCAGAAACTAAGAAATGGTTTCATGTTGATCCTGCAAACGTAACTCGTATTATTGTAAACGAAAGTGAAGGTAAAGTTCCTGAGCAATATGTTGTAAAAAATGTAAACTTTAATTTTAAAGATGGTATTGCTACTACACCGTATATGAATAATGGAAACATTACAGGCAGTGGTAGTACATATCAACCTGTAGGTGGCGCCCGAGGCATGGTAGGACAACCGCAGTCAAGTATGAGCGGAAGTCGTTTTACAACTGATGACGGCGAAGTCACAGTAGGTGCAGAACATGTAGTACATTTAAGCCTAAGTGAGGGCTTAGACAACAATTATCCATTTGGTAACAGTTTACTTGAAACTATTTTTAAAGTTTACAAACAAAAAGAATTACTCGAAGATGCTATTATTATCTATCGTGTACAACGTGCGCCAGAGCGCAGAGTATTCTACGTTGATGTGGGTAACATGCCAAGTCACCTTGCTATGCAATTTGTCGAGCGTGTTAAGACGGAAATTCACCAGAGACGCATCCCATCGTCAACAGGGGGCGGCCAAAATGTCATAGACAGTTCATATAACCCCTTGTCAATCAACGAAGACTACTTCTTCCCGCAAACAGCAGAAGGTCGCGGATCAAAAGTTGAAACACTTCCAGGTGGTACTAACTTAGGAGAGATTGATGACTTACGATACTTTACTAATAAGCTGGTACGCGGATTACGTATCCCAAGTTCGTACTTACCAACTGGAGCAGATGATTCAGCTGCACAGTATAATGACGGACGTGTGGGCACAGCATACATTCAAGAATTACGATTCAATACTTACTGCGAACGTTTGCAAAATCTAGTAGTTGAAGAATTTGATACAGAGTTTAAACGTTACTTGCTTGAAAAAGGTGTAAACATTGATACTGCAATGTTTGATCTTAAATTTCAACCACCACAAAACTTTGCAAGTTACAGACAAGCTGAAATTGATAACGCTCGTGTGCCAACATACACGCAAATGAGTGCTATTCCTTATATTTCAAATCGCTTTGCAATGAAACGCTTCTTAGGCATGAATGACGAGGAACTTGCAGAGAACGAACGTCTTTGGAGAGAAGAAAACGAAGATAACTTAGAACCTATCCCGGGTGATGCAGATGCAGAAATGCGTGATGCAGGCATTAGTAGTGCAGGAATCGGAGCAGACTTAGGTGGTATTGAAGACGAAGCACCAGATGGTGAAGAACCAGTTGCAGGCGGCGATGGTGCAGGTCCTGACACAGTTACGGGTCAAGAGTTAGGCGGCGGCGGCGCTGGAACAGCGCAAACGATATAAATACATTATGATACTAAGAGAATTATTTTATCACGACCCTGAAACAGTTGAGTTTGTAGACGACAAGCGCTACGAACCTGAGTATGATGATTCACCTCTTAAGAAAACTGACACCCGCAAAACACGACTTACACTAAGTCAGATCAATCGAATCCGCAAAGCATCTGAGCTACATACAGAAGAGAAGCGTAAAGAACTTGAGTTCATTAAGCAAATGTATGGTATAGCATCAAACACAGAAGCTGGCGGAGTTTAATCATTGAAAAAAACAGCATTTGTGCTAGGCAATGGCACTAGCAGAAAATCTATCGACCTAACTCAATTAAAAGAATACGGTTCTATGTACGGTTGTAATGCACTGTACAGAGAGTTTGATCCTGACTATCTAGTTGCAGTTGATACTAAAATGATTTTAGAAATTAACAAAGTCGGGTACCAACACAGTCATCAAGTATGGACTAATCCAAATCGTGCGTATCATCAAATGAATGGATTTAATTTTTTTAATCCATCGAAGGGCTGGAGTAGTGGACCAACAGCATTATGGCTTGCTAGTACACATGATACACAAGACATTTATATATTAGGGTTTGATTATCAAGGTTTAGATGATAAGATAAACAATGTGTATGCAGACACAATTAATTATAAAAAAAGTCATGAACGAGCTACCTTCCACGGAAACTGGCTTAAACAAACTGTCATCACTTGTCAGAAATTTTCTGAAAAGAGATATATAAGAGTGTTAGGAGATAATCCTTTCATACCAAAAGAGTTTTTAAAACTACACAATTTAGCACATATTACCATTGAAGAGTTTAAAAAAACTTTTAAATGTTAGTAATTTTTAAAAATGGTTCGTTTTGAGCCTATTTGTGCATACTTTTCTGTTAAAAGAGTAAATATATTATGACAGCCCAGTACAGGTACTATTGCCTGTGCGATCGAAACATTTATAGGAGATAAAAATGGCAGATCTAAATAAGTTTGAGAAAATGCTAGAGCTACTTGTCAACGAAGACAAGGAAGCAGCACAAGAATTATTCCACGAAATCGTAGTTGAGAAATCGCGCGATATCTATGAGTCACTTCTAGAAGACGACGAAGAAGTTGAAGAAGCAACTGACGAAGAAGAAGATGACGAAGAAGTTGAAGAAGCAAGCGACGAAGAAGTTGATGAGTCAGACGAAGACTTAGACGAAAACTTTAGCCTAGACACATTTGAAGTAGAAGCAGACGACGAAGAAGCTGACGATGCAGGCGACGAAGAAGCTGATGACATGGACATGGGCGACGAAGAAGGTGAAGAAGACGAAGGTGAAGAAGGCGATGTTGAAGATCGTGTTGAAGACCTAGAAGACGCACTTGACGATCTTAAAGCAGAATTTGAAAAAATGATGGCAGGCGATGACGAAGAAGGCGACGACGAAGAAGGCGACGACATGGATATGGGCGGCGACGAAACTGACGATATGATGGGCGACCTAGGCATGGACACTGAAGAGTCAGCAGAAGATGAATCATTCCAAGCAACAATTACGCCAATGGAAACAAAAGCAGCTAAATCAGCAGGCGAGCAAATGCGCGAGTATGTTGAAAAAGTATCAGCTACAATGGGTGACAACGGTGCAAACACAACGTCAACTCTAGCTAAGCCAAACAACATGGGCGGCACATCTGCTAACATCGCAAAAGGCGCAACAGCAGATACTAAAGGAACAGCTGGTGGTTTAGCAAGTAACAAACCACAAGCAATGAATACCAAGAACGTAAACGTTGTTGGTGCAAAGGGCGCGACAAAAATGTCAAGCCAACCTGG